TCATTAATTCCCATAATTATCATTAATATATATACCTTCTTTTATCTTTATCTTTTTTGAATAATTTAACTTTAATCTTTTGAATAAAATACATTAACCTATATACAAGTTGTCTAAGCATTTAAAGCCTTTTCAAAAATTTCTGCAATGTGATAATGCTGATGGATTCCATAGTGTGATCCGTCATTGCCACGCTCAAAAATTCTTGGGTCTAAGCTTCTTAATTCTTCATGGCAAGAGTCTTCTTTATATACAGTTTTTGTTGTAATAAATTTTTCGTAGCCAAATGGATCTTTACCGTAATGCCCTTCGATATTCCACATCTGTTCTTCGGAGTCGATATAGTTTTTATAATTTACATTAGACATCATTAAGTTAAAACCCATATCGTGACTAGACCATATTAATTTTATATTAAAGTCATCACAATATTGTATTAAATTTTCTATTGATCTCATGCTATAAAAAAATGGTATATCGGGAGTTAAAATGCTTTCTAGATCAAAGGGCATCTTTTGATATTTTTCAAACTCTCTTCTTTTATTTCTTTGAAGATACAGATAGGTCATGTATTCTGGATTTGGCTCTCTAGGATCTTCTTCTCTAATATGATCAGACGTTATATATTTTCTTTGCGTTGGTACTTGCATTCTATATGGGTCTGGTAAAAGTAATAATAAAGTTTTTGGTCTGCCAAACTCTTTAAAATAAGCAAATAGATTATTTACTATAGATGGTATTGAGCCACCGACAATAGACAGGTTAGGTATATCTACATTTATTTTTTTAGATAAAATATTTGTCCAGATAAATTCTTCATTTACTCCAACGCCAAATGTCTGTGAGCAGCCTGCGGCTAAAAAGTCTTTTGATTTTTTAAACTGAATACTTCTATAACCATGACTATTATGGTTATATGTTATAAAATCATTCTTATGTCCAGATTTGCCCAATACTTTTAAATAGTTAAAATTTCCTTTATCTATCTTATTATATAAAAGTGTATTATAATCTTTATCTGTTAAGGTTATGTCTCCTAAAGGATTTAAAAACCATTGATCATGACTCATTCAAATTTTCCTGCTCAACAAGGTTTTGAACATACTCAGAAAAATGTTTTCTAACTGAGCCGCTTGGTCTTTGACCTAAAGACTTCCATATTCTTTTATATTCCATACAATTTGAAAATGTTGTTGGGCACACAGTAACTCCATTATAGTCTTTTAAAACTGTAGGAAGAGGAACATGCTTACCGCAACACTTACACTCTTTTGCCTTCTCCTGATATGTACTCATACTATTTCCATCCCTTCCAAAACATCAGACAAACTTTCTGGCATCCTAGGCGGACGAATCATGTTTGTACTAATAACGTCTGATTTATCTTTACTAAAATCATCATAGATAGACATAGATTCGTATGTATGAATATCTATCTCGTTATTTAAATCTGGTCGTGTTCTACTAATTGAATTAAATATTGATCCGCAAACTGCGTCAGCCAAGTCTTTTGAACCTTTTCGTGGGTGATCCACTTTATCTCTCATAATTTTAAGCTGAAGCAATTCGTCAATAAGTAATGGTATGTGTGGTCCGCTAATTCTTTCTTCCAAAACTACCATTGCCATGTCGTCATAATGCTTTTTTGCTACAGATAAAATTTCTGTATTAATTCCATATTGTTTTAGTTGCTGCATCATGTCGTGAGAATTCCATCGGTCAAAAGTACAGACTCCAATATTAAATCCCCGTGTTCTTAACGAAAGAATATAATCTTTTACTTCTGTAAAATCCACAGACTTATCTGGTGTTGGAGTCCAATATCTTACTGCATCTACATGCACTATTGGAGCTGGTTGAGAATAATCATTTGTAACTTTAACGTTTACCCATCTGTCAACATGCGCCATTGCAACTGCACAATGGTCATGCTTTTGAGCTAAGTCAACGTGAATAAAATATTTTTTTTCTGGATCTGGCTTAAACCACTCTTCAAGTCTTCCAAACTTGTCTACGGCAATTCCAGTATTGTTAAATGCTTTTTCTACTTTTTCTCTAGATTTAAAAAATGCATCAACCATCTCTGGTGGCATGCATGCAAATCTGCCAAGTGCGTCCATCATGTTTTTATAGAAAGCTGTTTTAAAATCATCAATACTTCTTGTAGGATTAACTTCCCAAGTAGGTCTTTTTAAAGCAAACACCTTTGGTATAAGATAAGACTTAATATGGTCTTCTTCCCATTCAACAGTAACTTCATTTCCTTCTGTGCCGTCTGGCAAATCTTCGTCCATTTTTAATGTTTTTGACCTAATAATTATTTCTTTTTCTGCAATAACAGACTCGTAAAATTTTTGAATAGGATCATTTTTAAATCGTGGGAAAGAAAGCTCCTGATATCTCGTCTAGGATAACAACAATTACGTTATATCCTTCCCATGCTTCACGCTCTGAGTGTCCAGAGTGAACAGTAATTGCTTTATCAAACTTCATTTCTGAAGCCTTAGCTTCGTATTTGCCAACAAACCATGGGGATTTATCAATTCTTGTTTTAAAACCTTTAAAGAAAACGTTGTTAGCCTGTTGTGAGTTGATTGCAATATTAATAATATCAATAGCATCGCCAGGAGGTTTTCCATAATATGTTGCTGGATCCTTTAAGCACAATAGTAAATAAACTATATAAGCAACTGCAATAGTTGAACAATAGTCTTTTCCAGAACCTTTTCCTAATTGTGCTATGACTTCTGTAGCAGTTTGCTTTGCAATTCTTTTTCCTTCTTCTTCTCCAAATAATTTTATTAAAGTCGACTCTTTATATATCTGTGAACTTTTTTCAATTAATGTGTATTGAAGATCTGAAAGCGGAGGAAGTCCTAAATAATTTGGGCTTGTAACAAACTCACGAAGGTCTACTGGCTTTTCTTCAAACTCTTCTCCATCAAGAAGATCAATTAGGTCTCCAAAATCAAATGGCATCTGAATCTTCTACCACTACGGACTCTACTATTCCAGTAATTTGAGACAGTCTTTTTGCAACATCTAATTTACACTTTGGGCAAGAGGCTGTTACTTCTTTGAGTATGCCTACTAAAATTTCTTGTTTTCTTTCTGTTTCGGCAATCTGAGAAGCAATTTCATTATTTTCTAAAACACCAACTGTTTGAAGCATGGTTATTCTTTTAGTTTCAATATCTGCAATAAGCTTTAAAGCTCCAGATTTTACTGCAAGCTGCCCTGCTTGATCGGCATCCTCTACAGTTTTCCAAGCTTCTTTAATAAGCATTGCATAATGCTGATCTGCTCCAGATATAGCTTCTTTAGCTCTACCACGTAAGCTGACATCGTTATGGACTACATCTTTCCATTCATCAATAAGCTCAATTACTTCTGCCCTTTTAAACCCAGTCAGCGTGGCAATTTGGGTTGGGGTACTACCCTTTAATAATTCTTCAACCACTTTATTCATTCGGTCAAAATGTACTGCTGGCTCTAATTCTGTCATATGTACATTATACTTCTAGTCGACTAAAAAATCAACTTGATTTAGCTATTTTATATAGAACTAAATATCCAATCAGATCGTCAATATCATTATCCCCAGCAAAGCCCTGATTGTTCTTTACTCTATTTAGCTTATCATCAATACGGACTTTTAATTGTTCTGTTGAGTCCGTTGTTGAAAATATTCTTGCGGGCTCTAAAGCTGAATTGCCATAAGATATATTCTTTTCAATTAGCATATGTGCAATTTCATGACACACAGACCATATTTTATTGCCAGCTGGAGCACCCACTGACCTTAAATATAAATCACTGCAATTAAAGTTTAATACATCTGAAAATACTGGATTTAACATTACTCCGCCTTTTTATTTAATGTTGCAATAAAATGATCATCAATCTGTGAAGTACTAGCCTGTCCGCTATTTGAGACAAATCATTTAAATATGAGTTTAATTCTGAGTCCTCTATGTGCTGAAATACGAGGCTGGCTAATACAACATCAAACTTAAATTCTTTTACGTAATCCCAATCTGTAGTGTATATTATATTACTAAGCTTGTTATCTTCTGGCACTAGGCTTATCATGCTTGGTAAATCAAAAGAAATAACTTTGTCATACGTATCTGACAAGGCTACTGAATTTCTTCCTACGCCACATCCAAAATCTAGTGCTGTTGACCCATGACCAAACAAGGATCTGACTTCTTCATAGACTGGCATGTCTTGTAAAGCCCCGTTATATCCTGTAAGAATAAGGTCGCCAGCTGTTTCTTTATTAGCATTTAGCCATAGGTCTTTGCTCATCTTTTTTTAATTAATCCAAACTGCTCTATGTATCTTTGTATGGTCATAGCAGATACACCACATTCTTTTCCTATTTCAGTTACCGTTTTCTTTTGAACAACATACCTTCTGTATAGCCATTCTTTATTTTGATAAAACTTTAACATATTTTAAATCCACCCGATTGAGTTAAAAATAAATAAAAGTCGTAATAATCTGCATACTGTGGAGATATAATTTTCTTTGATGTAAAATTTTGATAGCAGTAATGGTTAAGACTTTCATTTTTTATATCTTCAAATATTAGTGCTGCCAACTTTTCGCAAGACTCTTTGTCTAAAATGTCTCCATCATTAGAGTAAGCATACTCAACCTTAGATGCTATTTCTGGGTAAAGATCACAAATGCTGTCCCATAAATAGTACCAGGATGTTATGTTTCTTCTAAAATGTCTACCCTCAATTCCAGTTGGATTTAAACCAATTAAATCAAAAGCCATTTACACTCCTCCAAACGAATTATATCCAGGATTATTCTTTAAATATATTTTGACCTCAGCATAATCAGAACTTATGTCTCTCGGCTTTCTTCCAAGAATTTTAGTTACAATTCCTGATTGTCCAATTGCATTATCTGTCCATCTTTGCGAAGACATAAAATGTCTACCAACCCCGTCAAAGTTAAAGCCATACAATTTAAACCCTTCTTTTTTTGCAATAGCAGAGTTGTTTGTTTCTTTTATAGAATTTTTAATATAATCTTCCCAAACTACTCCAACGTCTATTGCATTAGTGTTAAAAGAATCCATTAAATTAACTATTGTGTCTGCATCGCTACCTAAAACACTAACTACTGCTTTTTGAAAAGAAACTGGGCCAGTTAAATCAGTATTTAATGAATCTTTGTTTTCTGGCCAACCATCAACATTCTCTATAATATAGTTTGTTAAATTAGTAAGAATAGGGTTGTTTGCTTGCCCACCAAATCCCCACTGGGTAAACATTGAATTTTTTTCTAATTCTAGCGATGTAACAAAATTAGACTCATAATCAATTACTTCAGAAATAGGTCTTCTACATACAGAGTCTATGTCCATATAAATTCCGCCAAGCTTATTTACAATACTATATCTCCAAAGATCGCCCTTCATTGCTTTGTGTTTAAGAAGCTCATAAGCTCTTGCATAAGGAGCATCATAATTTTCTAATAGCCACTTATGGCATTCAGTTTCGCTCATATAAATATAATTAAAGTCTGGGTTATTTTGCTGCCATGTTTCCGTACAATTTTTTACATAGCTAGG